AGGAACTCGTCACCGAACGCCATCCCTGCCTGTAGGGCAACAGCCTCCACAACCGCGTCAGGGTCTACGTCAGCGATCTTCCGATAGGCTTGGAGGGCTTGGACCTCTTCCATGTTCCCGGCGTTCTTGGCCGCTTCAATGCGGGTATCAAGGATCTCTTTCCCTCGAGCGGGGTCCATCTTGAACGCGGAAATGAGCTCTGCCGCCTGCCGCTTTTTCACTGACTGCTGCTCTTCCGACATAGCCTCATACATGGCCTTAATGTTGCCGACCATTTCTTGAGGCGCCATAGCCAGAAGACGCGTGTAATCGGTAACAGACTTGTTGGGGTTCGTTGCAAACGCCTGGAACGCCTGACGGAACTGGGCATTCTGTTCCTGCTGTTGCTGCTGCATCGCAAGCTGGCGCTGCCGATCCTGAATCGCAGTCCCTGCCTGATAGCCTTGAAGCATGGCAGCAACAGGGCTTTGAACCTGCTGGACGTAATTAAACGGTTGAGGCATACGCATAGTCTTGTCCTCAGATAATCGGCGTGCTTAGGCCAGCGTTAATGTTGATCGCCGCAGGGTTGTAGCCCCCAGCAAAGGGCGCCTGGTATACGGGGGTCGCAGTTGATACCGGAGCCATTGGAGCGCTACCGCCAAACGCCCCGCCCTTGTAGAGCCCATAGGTGCGTCCAATGTCACTAATCGCGCCACCGATTGCGCCTGCTTGGCCGACCTCTCGCCCTGCCTGAGCCGCGCCAATGTTCATAAGACCTTGAGCCTCTGCCTGCCCTTGACCAGTGACGATGTTTGCGATGCTGGTGCCTAGACCTCGACGATTTGCTGCCACGTCCGCAACAGCCCCAAATCCGCGCTGTAAGAGGTTTTCTGTCGTTCCCAGTCCAGTGCCATAGAGTTCGCCTGCAACGCCCGTAGCGCCCCGTGTGAGCCCTCCTAGGCGCTCATACTGCTGATTTACGAACTGATTGAGCATTGCGGGTCGGAATTGAGCCAGAGCGGCTTGAACATTACCGCCGCGAAGCCCTCCGGTAGCCGATGCGCCTTGAAGGATTGCCTCTTCCCCTTGGCGAACCATCGCCTGGAACTCGGGGGACGCCTCAATGTTCGCAATCGCCTCACGCTGCGCTTCAGGCCCTTCTAATCCCGCGATAGCCGCCTGAGCCTGGAAGGCAGGGCCAGCAGCACCCGCAATAGTCTCTAAGCCTGGTGCAGCCACACCGCCAGCGCGCTGATAAAGCCCGAGCTCTTGAATCTGCTGGGGAACAAGATCCATGAACGGGGCCAGGATCTCCTCCGCAGAAGCGTACATCCTTCGGACTTCATCAATGGCTTGGCGAGCAGCGGCGGCAGAGGCCTCAGTGGCTTGGACCTGCATCTTTGCCTGGTTCTTGGACGCTTTCTCTGCGCCCTTGGCTTGTACTGCTCCGCCAATTAGAGCGGTTCCGCCAGCGATTAGACCTGTGATTGGATCAGGCATTCTCAAACTCCTTCATGTAATCCTCGAGGCTTTCGCCGTACAGCTCTAAGACAAGGTGAGCTGCATCCTGGGTCGCCTCGGGACCGTGGCAAAGGCTTACCACCAATAAGACCACATCATAGAAGCCAGCGCGCCACATATAGGCTTTAGGCCCCGCATTACCGTCACGCTCTAGCTTGTCCGAAGCCTGCCACTTCAAGATCATCGTCTGGAGGGCAGAGGACAATGCCGCAGGGTAGGTTAGATAGAACTGATTCGCTGGCATACGCACCAGGGAGTCTAGGATGGCCTTATCTAAATCAGGCCGATCTACCGCATCACCATCTGCAACATCGTCAAATACCTGGATCACGTCATAGAGGGCCATGAGCCAGTCAACCGCAGGAGCGGGAAGGCTGAAGACCTCTTCTAAGTTGCGGCGCATCCAGTTCACGCTTGACCCTCGTTTTCTGCTAGGCCATTTTCGCCCATATACGCATTTCAATCAAACGTCAATGTCACTGCTGGATCTGCGTCACAGAAAGAACAACGGCTGGAGCTCCAGGCGCAAAGGCCGTAGCGGCAACCGTGTCCACAGTCACGCCTGTATTATTTGAGGCAAACGCCACCTCAATGTACTCACCGGATCCAAGAGAGACAGTCTCACTGAGCGCCATAGGAACAAATCCATTATTTAGGCGTGAAGTAACGATGCGCGCCGAGTTAGGGATACTTGTCCCGTTCTTCTTGAACCAGACCCAGATGTTCTTTGCTGACGTGTTATTGCTTGAGAGCTGGACCGTTGCGTCAAGCTGATAAAAGCCCGACTCCGGGACAACGATTCGAGATGTTGGCGTGCCGATAGCTATGCCGTTGCTCGTCTCTACGGTGTCGAACGTCAGAAGGTATTCGGTGTCAATCAGCGCCGGGGACTGGTCTGTCGTCTTCGAGAAGATGCCGTAATACTGCATCTGCTCAATGGTAGGGCGGACGAAGATCACGCCGTCAGAGGCGTCAGAAACTAGGCAGGCGGCAACAGGGATCACATTATCGGGCGCCGTTGGCTTCACATTCGTCAGCGCCCCAGCAACTAATGGAGAGGCATAGAGAATATCCCCGACATTGAACGCGCTTGTGTCAATGCCACTCACAAAGCCCCAGGTAACACAGCGCCCCCTCTGCCCGCTATCGGGAAGATCCTCTGGCATCACCCCAAAGATGTAGAGCGATGGGAGAGATCCGTCTGCAAGGTAGGGGGAGACTAGGATCGCATCCGACGCCGCCCCGGCAAATCCCACCACCGAACCTTTCGGAATCGTGGAGCCTGTCGTGTTTCCCACAAGCCCGTAGACGTAATTCCCCATCTCTTTTATCTGTTCATTTAGGGAAACCGTCGTACTGAATAACAGCTCAAACTGCCGGATCGCCTCGAAGTCGTCCTTGATGAACGAATCAAGTTGATTGCGGCGGATCTTTAGGGGCGGAGGGTTAGCCATCAGTTTAAGGGCTCGATCTGAGCCTCAAGCCTCGCAATAGAAATCCGAGCGTCTGTCGTCCCCTGGAAGCGCTGGATTCGGAAGTTGCGCATGAAGCCCTGGCGGCGCCATACAAGCCGCTTGCGGGACTCGCCAGACTTGCCCACAGAGATGTAGCGCGGCTGGCTCCAGGAGAGCCCGTCCGTGCTGTAGTCGGTCCATATCTGAGGATCTAGGCCGAAGACCGTCCGACCAGTGAGCGAAACCAGCTCTAGCTCATGGAAGATGCCGCCATTGGACTCGTTGTAGACGATGGGCGTGGAGCATTCCCAGCGCACCTTGTCGCCCCAGTGAGACCCTATATCTTCGTCCAAGTATCCCACCTGACCAACCTTCGTATCCCCACAGATCCACCTGTCGTAGCAATAGACGAAGTTTCTTGCGCGGTACTGGGCAAACCCGCTGTCTGAGCTGGTCAGGGTAAACCAGACAGGCTGTCCCGCCTGCTGCGATGCGATGCCGTCAAAAACTAGCGCTCTATCAGGCAGGTGAACATAAAGAAACTCATGGTCCTTTACCTTCCTGGTCTCAAGAACAACCTGCGAGAGCTCCGCTTCAGTGTATTCACCAATGAGCTCATCCACCTCGTTAGAGGAGAGTTTCTGGGTCTGACCAGATGCAGCCATGTAGATCGCCGGGGCTTCGTTCCTGCCACCGCCTAAGAACGCGATCCGGTCCATGAATACACAGCAGGAGAAGGTGCCGATAGATCCTTTCTGAACCTGGGCGCCCTCAATTCGTTGAAAGGGGAAGAGATCCCCGCCGATGTTGTCGAAGACCTCAATCGTGTTCCGGTTCAGGACGTGGACCTCATTCCGAAGCTTCACGATAGCTAGAACAGGGTCTGGATCTGCCTCGCTCGAGGCGTACTTCAAAGGGTTCACCTGCGTAGGGTCGGAAAGCTCCGTCACCACAAGGAACTCGCCGTCTGTCGTAAAGAAGTAGCCATCGACCCAGCAGAAGTCCACCACAGGCCCGAGGTCAGGATCCGTCACCTGGGAAAGTGATATGCCATCGTAATAATACAAGCGCCCGCCAGAGGCGATTGCGAGCCGATCAAAGCTGTAGTCGAAGGTGCACTGCCCGCCAGGCCCAACATCGCCAATGGTGAATGTTGATCCGTTGCTATAGACCAGATAGAGCGCGTTACCAATCACTCGGTAACATTGCCCGTTCCAGTTGATACCGCCTCTGTCAAAGCCTGTGAACGGCGCTGCGGTGAAGTTGACGATACCCTCGGCAGGACGCAGATAGCCGTTGCTCAACCCATTGGGGAGAATGGTGGGAACAAGGTTTACCGGGTAGGCTCTCCGAATGTCGGGGCCATTATCTGTGAACACGCCCTGCACGATTGGGATCTGCATCTGTTCATTCCCTACTTAGTGCTCTTTGTTCCCTTGCACTTCCATCGCTTTCGCGAGAGGCGTAGGGGCGAGTTGGGGTTCTTGGCTGCTTTCGGGTTGTCACGCATCTGCCCCGCTGAACGGGCGCAATAGGCGTCACCCTTCTTCGTCCCTGGACGTACACGAGGACCGCCATCCTTGGCCTTTCCAGCCTGCCCGTAGGACACCTTCCGCCCGCTGGCGGTCACCTTTACCTTAGCTTTTCCCTTCCGGGGAGTTGCCATTATTTATTTCTCCCCATCGGGGCCCTACCCCGCAAAGCGGAACTGGTGTCCGCTAAGTCGTCAATCATCAGCCGCT